ATGAAATTGTATCTTGGAAAGACAGTAAAAATATATTGTCAGAAGATCAGATAATTTTATACGGTTACCCAAAACTATCAGGAAATATTTATTTCCATTCTATCCACTATGGAGCATTATCATTAAAAGTGGATTCAGAAAATGACAACATTCCATCACAAGCACCTTCAAATCATGCTTATAAAATAGATGCCTTAGCATATAAAAATTCAAGCGGAAATTTTGAAGAAATAATGTTGGATAAAGAACAGCAAGCAAACTTTTTGAATAAAAATGGAGCTGTAACAGCAATAAACTTTAAAGGTTGGCGTTGCTGGGGAACCGAAACAGCAAAGAATCCTCTAGCAACAGATCCAAAAGACAAGTTTGGTTATACTCGTAGAATGTTCAAGTATATAGGAAATGAATTAGTAATTAGTTATTTCAATAGCATAGATAAGAGATTTACACTTAAATTGGCTGAAACTATTACAAAGTCTATGAACATAAGATTAAACGGACTTGTCGCAGCTAATCATTTCCTTGCTGCAGAGGCTGTATTATCAGAAGAAGATAATACTTTAACAAATGTAATAAACGGAGATGTTACTTGGATTATAAAACTTGGAATTGCTCCAGGGTTAAAATCCATGACATTTAAGAAAAAATACGACGTGGATGCATTGCAGACATTCGCAAACAATTTAGGAAGTTAGGAGGTTAAAAAATGGGAAAAGCTAATATACCGATAGCATTAAACGATATAGAAATATTTATTAATGGAGAAAATAATTTGGTAGGAATAGGTGAAGTAGAATTACCTACTGTGGAAACTTCAACCGTAAGTGTAAACCAAATTGGAATGGTATCAGAGTACGATGCCGTGCTTACAGGACACTATAAAAAACTGGAAGCAAAAATAAAAATGGAATGTATAGACGAAACTCTTTTGAATTTTAATAATGAAGGAGAGTTAATGATTGAGTGTAAAGGTGTAATCCAAAAGATGAATAGAATAACACATGCACCAACTTATATAGGTTTAGATGTAACTTTTAAAGGAATGCTTAAAAAGTTTGATGGACCAAAATTAAAACCAGGAAACAAACTTGAAGCATCGCTTGATTTATCATTAAGTTATTATAAAGTAGTGATAGATGGTAAAGAAATAGCATTTCTTGATGTATTTAACAGAATCAGTAATATAAACGGAGAAACAAACGGAAAAATCAGAAGAATGTTAGGATTATCATAAAAATTTAGGAGGATACAAAATGGCAGAAGTAATTAAATTAAGAAGAGAATATAAATTTGGAGCAAAAAATATTAAGGAGATTGTATTAGATTTAGAAGAGTTGTCAGGGCAAGATTTAGTTTTTGCCGAGAAAGAATATAAGGCAAGAAATAAAGGAGCAACAGTAAAGGAGCTTGAAGACGGCTGGGCTTTAACAGTTGCGTCGAAAGCCAGCGGAATCAAATACGGTGACTTACTTGGGCTTAAAGGAACTGATTATATAAAAGTTTTGAATAAAACTAAGGGTTTTTTGAACGCAGGCTTGGGTTCAGCAGACGATACAGAGAATTTCGTGATAGAGGAAACGGAAGCACAAGAGGAAGAAATGAAGAAAGAAGACCAGAAATAATACAGCTGCTTGATACAGTAACTGATATTCTTGAAGCATTAAACTTTTCAAATGAATATAAAAGCAGTTTAAATATGAGCTACGAGACACTGATGTCCTGTAGCTTGTATGAACTGGAATATTGGCAAACAAGAGCAGAGGAACTGATACAGGAAGCAGAAACAAGGTATGAAGAAAGCAAGGAATAAAAAATGGAGGCTATTTGCCTCCAAAAATATAAACTGCTGATATTATAACTGTAATTATCATTGTTATTATGATGAAAATACCAAATATTCCTAGAGAAAGACACAAAAGTATCATAAAAAATAGGAATATTCCCCAAAATAAGATTGGAAAAATATTCAAAAATAATGCGGGAAGAGTTCCCAAAAATGCAAAAATTATATAAAGAATACCATCTTTTTTATTATTTTTCATAAAATCACCTAATTTAAAATTTATTTTCATTAGGATTATACATTGAAAAGTGTAAAAAAGCAACAGGAAAGGAGGAATTTATGGCTAAAAATATGGAACTGAATATAGTTATGAGTGCGGCTGTAGCAGGAGCATTGACTGGAATGGCACAGGTTGCAAATGCTATGAAAAATACAGCAAAAAGTGCAGAGGAATTAGGAAAAAAGGCTAAAGAATTGGAAAAGGCTCAAAGAGCTTTGGAAAAAATCGAAAAATTAAAAAGTGCTTATGTAAATGTAAGCAAGGAATATCTTAATGCCGCAAGAAAACTTCACGAACTCAAAGAAGCATACAACAAGACAGGGCAAAGTAATACTGAACTTGCTAAAAAAATAAAAGAGCAAGAAAAAGTTGTAAACAGTTTAAACAAACAAAAAGAACGTCAAAAACATGTGTTTGAAGCCGCAAGAAGTGCAATTGAAGGCGAAAATCAAAGTTTGGGAAGCTATAAATCTCAATTAACCAAAGTAAATTCTGAACTTGAAAAGATGAATAAACTGAAAGAAGCCCAAAAAAGATATGAAGCTCGACAAGAAAATATTGGAAAAGTTAAAGAATTTAGCGACAGAACTTTTAATAGAGGAATAGCAACAGCTGGAGCATTGGCAGTACCTATGAAAGTCTATATGGATGTTGAAGAAAGTCAGGCAGATTTACGAAAAATGTTAGGCGACGAAGCGAAAAAATATTATGCAGACATTAGAAAAATTTCGGAAAATTCACCATTATCTCAACCAGAACTATATGAAATTGCTGGCTCTTTAGCACAGTCAGGAATAGTAGGAGATCAAATCGTTGAATACACAAATAAAGCTCAACAACTAAAGGTTGCATTTGATATGTCTACACAGGAAGCGGGACAGTTTTTAGCAAAAACAAAAGAACAGTTAGGATTAACGAAAAAAGAAGTATTCTCATTTGCTGATACTATCAATTATATGTCTGATAATACCGCTTCTGTTGCTGCACAGCTAGTAGATTTTTCTCAGAGAGTAGGTTCTGTAGCAAGGACTGCTAATGTATCAAAAGAAGCAAACATTGCATTAGGGGCAACTCTAATTGCGACAGGTACAGAGGCAAATGTTGCGGCAACAGGGATAAAACAGTTATATTTGGAGCTTGGAAAAGGGGCAGATACCAAAAAAAAAGCAAATGCTTTTGAGTTTTTAGGAATAAATGGAGAGACTTTAGCACATGATATGGCAAGAGATGCCGAAGGAACAATTCTGAAAGTTTTAGAAAAAATAAAGAGTTCTCACGCTGGAGATAAAATAGGATTATTGACTGATATATTTGGTGAACAAGCTGCGAATAGTATAGCTACATTGGCAAACGACACTGATAAGTTAAGAGAAAATTTGTCAAAAGCTAAATCTGAAATGGCAAATGGTGCTGTTGAACGAGAATACGCCGAAAGAATGAAAACATTGGGAACACAATTGAAAATTGCTAAAAACCAAATGATGAATACTTTAGCAGATTTGGGAATGGCTCTAGCACCTACTATAAAAAGTGCATTGGAAGCCTTAACGCCGATGATAAAAAAAGTTGCCGAATGGATAAGACAAAATCCCAAACTAGCATCAGGAATTATGAAAGCTGTAGCTGGATTTGCTGTGCTATCAATTGGAATTGGTGGAGCTACAAAAGTATTTTCTCCTTTATTTAGTGCAATATCAAAAGGAATTTTAATATTTGATAAATTTAAAGTTGCTGGAAGTTTTGCTGAAGGATTTAAAACAGCGTTTCCAACATTATCCAAAGTTGGAAGCGGATTAAAAAAATTAGGACAATCTGGATTAAAAATAGGAAAAACACTTGGAAAAGGATTGGTAAAAGGAGTACAGGCAACAGGAAAAGTAGCTAAAATAGCAGGTAGTGGAATAGTTAAAGGTGCTAAAGTTGTAGGAAGTGGTGCTGTAAAAGGTGCAAAAGTTATTGGGACAGGAGCTAAGGCTGTAGGTAATTTTGCGATGCAAGGTGCTGCTAAAGGAATGCAATTGTTAGCAACTGGAGCTCAAAAAGCAGTTGGAGCGGTTAAAGCTGTGGGAGTAGCTTTGAAGGTTGCTTTTATGGCAAATCCAGTTGGATTTATTATAGCGGCAATAGTTGCTGTTGTTGTAATTTTAGTAGTACTTTATAATAAATGTTCATGGTTCAGGAATGGGGTAAATGCTATTTTTAGAGCTGTAGGAAATTTTATAAAACAAGTCTGGCAAGGAATTAAGCCGGTAGTAATGGCTGTTATTTCTGGAATTGCTGCGTATATAAGAGTATATGTTGCAGTATGGAAAGCGATATTCAAAACAATTGGTATTGTAGCTAAAGCAGTATGGAATGCAATTAAGGCGGCAGCACTAGCATTATGGAACGGATTAAAATCAGGTATAACAGCGGTTGGATCATTTTTTAAATCAACCTGGGAAGGAATAAAAGGAGCTGCAATTGCTGTGTGGAACGGTATTAAATCGGCATTTGATGCAGTTGCTTCTGGATTGAAAAGTGCAATCAGCGGTGTTGTAAAATTTTTCACGGATAAATGGAACGGATTGAAAAATATGGTTTCAAAAGGACTTGGAGCAGTTGGAGGACTTTTAGGATTTGGGAAAAATGCAGCAGGAACTAACTACTGGAGCGGAGGGCTTACAACAGTAGCAGAACGTGGGGCGGAATTAATTCAGATACCAGGCAAACCAGCATTCCTAGCTGAAAGTGAAATGCTTTTAAATCTTCCGAAAGGTACGAGAATACTTAATAATTCTCAAACAAAGAACACTTTGAGAGATAAAGTGGCTAATCTAAGAGACAGAGTAAGTAATTTAAAAGGTGGCAATTCTCATGGCGGAAATAATTATTCAATCACTATAAATGTAAATGGCGGAAATCCATCAGAAGTCGAAAGAATTGTAAGGAAAGTAATAGCAGGAGATATAAACAAAAGAGAAAGGACGGCATTCGGATAATGGCAAAGGTAAAAGTGTATAGAACAGTTTCAGGCGACACCTGGGACTTAATATCCTACAAAGTTTACGGAAGTGAAGGATATTTCCATGATCTTATAAGAAGCAATTTAAGATTAATCGACATTGCTATTTTCGATGCCGATATTCCTGTTATTATTCCTGAAATCGCTGATGAAGAAAATGATAACGATGAGCGTTTGCCACCTTGGAAAAGAGGTGAATAGAAGTGGCTTTTGCTAGAAATATAAGAGTTGTAGTAATTTTTAATAAAGTTGATATTTCTGATGAGATAGCCCATTCTATTTCATCTCTAAACTATACTGATAACTCTAAGAATGCTATAGATGACTTGGAGCTGGAACTTGAAAATTTGGATTACCATTGGCTGAAAGAATGGTATCCAGATGAAAATGCTCAATTACTTGTTGGGATTCATGAAGACTTGGAAAATGAAACTAATTTTTTGGATTTAGGAACTTTTTATGTGGATGAGCCGACATTTGAAAATAATAGGCTTAATCTGAAATGCTTAGCTTTACCATTAGACCAGAATATTAGAGACCAAAAGAATAGTGTTGCTTGGGAAAGGATAACTCTAAAAGAGCTTGTTACACAGATTGCCAATAAGCATGAAATGAATGCGGAAATATATGCAGATGACGAATTTTTTGAAAGGCTTGATCAGAACCAGGAAACAGATTTGGCTTTTATTAACAGAGTTGTCAAGGAAACTGGATTAAATATGAAAGTATCTGATGACAAGATAATCATTTTTGATGATGAAGAAATGGAAAAGAATGATACTGTTGAGATTTTTAATATTAATGATGAGAGAATCAGAAGTTTCAGTTTGAAAAAGAAAAATAAGGAAATTTATGATAATGTTGAAGTTTCATATTATGATCCTGACAAGAAGAAAGTTATTAAGGAAATTATTACAAAAAAAGAGCTTGAAAAACGCAATCAAGTTACAACTGAAAGCTCAGAAGAAAAATCGTCAGAAAATAAAAAATCAAAGAACAGTAGCAAGTCTTCTAAAAACAAGAAGTCTAGCAAAAAGGTTAAATCCAAGAAAAAATAAGAGGTAAAGAATGAGCTACGCGTCTTTTAAAAAGGAAAAAAGTAAAAAATCAGGAAGTAAAAATTCCTCCAAAAA